GTTGCGTTTCTGGACTCATCAACATTTTCATTAAATTCATATCTTCATCATTTTGTTCTTTAGTTGGCATAGAAGGGTCAGGTCTTAACATTTTTGCAATATTACCACTTAAATTATATTCTTTATTTGCTTTTTTTGCTGTAACTCCTGCAATAATTGGTGCAAAAATACCTGTTATAGTTGCTAAGTTATCTTCTATTTCATTCCTAGCAACTTTGTCATTTCCTTCAAAAGGTTTTTTTTTATTATTTGCTGTAATTTTATCTAATATAGCTTTTCCTTTAGGTGTTTTAGCTTCATTAAATATATTTGAAACTTTTTTAAAAGTTTCTTTACCACCTTTGTTTTTTATTAATTGCGTTAATCCTTTGAGTGAACCTGCTGGCCCACCAATGCCTCCCATAATTGCTGTTTGTATAACTTCTTCTATTTCAGGACTTATGTTAGATGACATTAAATTATCAATATTGTCATGTGCTTTCGGTTTTTCGTATGTAATTCCCAAAGCTCCTGTTCCTTTGCTTTTCATTAAATCATCTATAAAACTCATTAATCTTCCTTTCTTAATTCAAAATGAGGAAAATCATCAAATTTATTATCATCCACCTCAAAGTTCATATTCCAATCACCACCCCAACGTAGTTTAATGCCCATAGACTGAGCAATACCAATCACGAAGCCTGCAAATAAATGAAAGCGTTCCCTATCATCCCAATCAATAGGATAAGGGGCAACATCCACAGCCCTACTTGGATTAGAGTTATGACGACCATTTGGGTACCGAACCTTAGTTTTTCCCTCATCATAAAGCTTGTTTTGTCTTTCACCACTTCTGTGGCCTTCCAAAACAGAACAATCGACATATTTGATAACTTCGTTAAATATTTTTTGTAGTTTATTATCACAAGTGCTTAACCTTTCTTTACTTCTTTTTCCAAACTTAGCCATTATTGCTCCACATATCAAAATTAGAGTTATCAGTCACAAATGAAGAAGGGTATAGAGTGTGATTAACATAACAAGAGGATAAAGAGGTAACCTGTCTGTCTTCACCTGTGACTGAATCTGTGTAAACAATTTTCACTATTTTTTGTATTTTCTATTGTCCCAAGTAAATGTTGAGCCTTTTTTAGCTTTAGCATAAGCTTTTCTAAAAGATGCAGCTGCTGCGCTTTTTTTATCATAAGATGCATAAGCACCGCCTTTAGTAGCTTTAATTGATTTTGCACCAACTCTTACTTTACCTGTTAATTTAAGTTCTTTTTTCTCTTTTAAAGATTTTGCTGTAGTTGAAGTAGCATTCTTCTTTGCTAATTTACCCATTTTTATTGCATTAGCTCTTTCTTGACCACTTCTACTTTTTCTTGCAGCTCTTCTTGAAGCTCTTGCTTCTTTTCTTTTTGCTCTTGCATCTTGTCTTTCTGCTCTTGCTTTTGCTCTAGCATTTTTTCTATTATTTTTTTTAATAGATTTTACTATATTTTTAGCTGCCTTTTTACTTTCAGAATTTGTTTTTTTAGCAGGCTTACTTTTTTTGCCAGCCCATTTAACTTGTTCTCCTGGAATAGACATTACTTCTTTTCTGTTTCTTGCATCTTTTACTTCCATTATATCTCCATATCTAATTGTTTAGCTATTTCCTTGCATTGAATCTTCGCCGTAAATATACATAATATTATCCAAATTATCAAACTCACTGTTGCATCTAGGGCACATCCACCCAATTATGTCATGTTCAGTAGTATTTGTGTCAAATAAGCCTACACGTTTAGAATAATGCTCATTATGATACAATTCTTCCTCACAAATAGGACAAGGGTCTTTAATCTTCGTCTTGTTCTTTTTCTTTGTGTGCGATGAGCTTTGTATTTGGTGTTTTTCCACTTAAAGCCTCCATTTGTTCTGGTGTAAATCCTTGAAATACTGTTAATTGCTCTTGTTTTTTTTCTGTATCAAATAATCCAGACATTTTACCTAGTGCTTCTAGTGAACGAAGCTTATCTGTGTCTCTATCAGACAAATCTGCAATCATTTTATACTTTTGAACAATCCATTCAGGTGAAACGCCTTCATCTGCTAATATTTTTTTAACCTCTTCTTTAACCATAGTTCTAACTTCCTCTTTTTTTAATAAAACATTCGTTTTTTGTTTGATATAATTTTCATCTTTCGCCTTTGGATACGCTTTTTTATACGCTGAAATCGTACCCTCACCTGCTGCAACGTATTGAGCGAAAAGAAATTCACGGTTGTTTAGCTTCCTATCCTTTGCTCGTTCATAAATGGCATCATAGTTACCCGAAAATGAAAAAATGTTCTTTGCAACGCCTCTATCTCCCAATATTTGATGTGTCTTCTGCTCAACAATATAAGAACCACAAACCGTCAAAACAACATTACGAGGAGATTTGTAGCCTGGATGCTTTAAACCGCTACGTTTAAGTATTTGAAGAACATATCCATCATCAGTATATACCCAATCACGAGCAACACCCACTCTCCAATTACCAACAATTTCAGCATCAGGATTGAATGCGCGAAACTCAACATCATCGTCATATAAATAATTTTCTTCACCTTTTATTAGTTTTACATCCATGAAGTAATATAAAAAACTTTTACCAAAAATAAAAACCTTGCATAATTCATTTATTTGATTATATTTATCTATATAATAGAGATATATACTAGAGATAGTATCTATAGATAATATCCATATTATAAAAGAAATTAATAATAAAGAAAAGTCTAAGACAACTTTGAAATTTTTTTACAAAATATTTTTTGGGATTACATAAAGAAAAAGGTCAGCCTGTTACATAGTTTCAAAAATAGCGTTAGAATGTGTGCGAGTGTTATTTTATAGTCGACCCCCCGCCAAAATTGGGTTAGGGGGTTGGTTTGAGGTTGAAATTCGGATTTGAATCAGTTATTATAATTATGAATTTAATTTGATGACTATCAAAGAAAAGGACTACAAACAAAAACGCCCCGAATAAATCGAGGCGCTATTGCTACACAATCCGCGAACTATTAACAAGCATCGACAAACCTATCACAACTAAATAAATCATTATCATTTTTAAATATACTTGATAACTTATTTATTAGACTTACTTTGTTTACTATTGGTAATAACATTGTATCATCTTTTAGTGTTGATTCTTTTATTGCTTGTGCTATTGCTTCATAGTATTTTCTACTTAGTGCCATCTTGACCCCTTTCATTAGTTAAGTTAATATGTTTACGTAATATGTTGTTAACGTCTTTAATATCCACCTTGTCATCGTATTCATTAGCATCAAGAACAAAGTTTATTAACTCCCTAGAGCAATCATTTAACATTTTGTTATTAGTTGTAAATAATAACTCATTTACTTTATTTTTTGTGGGCGTTTTCTTTTGCTTGGCGCAATCTCTACGAAGTTTATTAAGTGTATCTTTTACCGCTTCAACTTCTTTTTTTAGCTCTTCGAATTCGTGCAAACCAATTTTATACTTTTGTATTACTTTTATATCGTCGATGTTGTGACTTTGTGTATCTCTTAACGCTTTTATCCCATATTTTGCATAGCTTAAAGCGCTTTGATTTTGTTTTATGTCTACCTTATAACCGATAAAAAAATATCCTATCTTTTCAAAGGTATTATTAATTATAGAACTTATTTTACTATATATCGTTTTCATTGCTTTTACTCCTTGATTATTATTTATTTTTAAATATTGATTGTAATAATTAATCCAATCATTAAGAATAATTCTCATTGTTTTACTATTATATTTATCTTGAATTGACATTCCAAGATTGTATCTTTTATTAATATCATTCATTATATTTCACCTTTCACGATTTTATTTATATGGTTTAATTTTGCTAAGATTGTTTCAGTATTGCCACTAATACCAAAATAATTCTTGACATCTTTTAAACGCCAGTGTCTAGATGGTTTTATTCCCTTACTAAACAATTTAACTTGACCAACACATACCGCCAAATTCCAAAGTCCCATTGTCGTACCTCCGAAATTTTTTGACGTGTTCAAGTCTTTTAAAAATTGACAATCTTTATTAATATCAACTATTTTTATCTCTTTTTGCATTGCTTCCCCTTTATTTATTATTTGATTTTACTTTACATACAAACGGACTAAAACACCCTTCAAAGTATTTACGCACATACAAACGTTTTTTATATACCACATTATTACGGCAAAACTCATAACAATCAATATATTTATGTGTCTTATTCCATTTATTTATTAATAAGCGTTTAACGAGTGCGTTTAACACCCTGCCATCGGTTATAATTTCATACTTGGGCGGGTATTCTATATAATTATGTTCTACTATCATTTTAACACCCTCCAAACGCGTCAGTATTAATACGCATTTCTTCCGCAAAATCTTCACCGAATTTTTTGGCAACCTCGCCAAGTATTAAGCCAATCATATTATGACCAAATTGAGTGCCTTTCAAATCATATATTTCTTCTTCTGCGGTTTCAAGTGTCATATTTTTAAAATCGAATTTATTCCACATTTTTTTTACCTCGTTTTTTATTTTCGTTAACTATCATAATATACACATTATACAAGACATATTTTATATATTTATTATTTTTATTACTTTGATTATTCAACCAATATTTTTTATATTTCAATTGTTCAAGCAGTTAAATAAATAAGAAAATGAGAGGAAAAAAAGAAAATGAAAAAAGAAAATATCAAAGTAAATATGGAGAGAAAAGAGGAACTAATAAAAGTAGTTAATAAGTATTTATCTCATTGGAAATGGGAAGAAAATTGGCACAAGCACATCACGTGTTTGGACTATGTAGAAAAGTTTGGAATTGATGCAGTAAAAGGATTTATTCAATTTTGTAAAGACCACGAAATGACCGACAAAATCACACCAACAATTGCCCACGATATAAACGGAACATATCACAAATATTTCTCACCAAGAACAACAAGCTACGCAAAATATAACACAGAAAAAGGAGCGTAATTATGACTAAGTGGTACCCACTAACAACCGCATTTTGTATGGATTGCAAAGAATTTGCAGATAAAAACGGAGTGCATATTTGCAAAACATACGAACCAAAGAAAAAGAAAAACAATAAAAAGAAAGGGAATAAATAATGGAACCAATCAAAGTAAAAGTAGACCAATCAAAGAGCAGAAATAGATACGACATGAAGGACTTAATTATTGATGCGTGTATGGATTTAGAACAGAGAATAAAAGAGGAAGAAATCGATATTTTAGTTGATGATATTGACGATACAATCCACGAAATAGCAGACAATGCAGTACCAATCTATTATTATGATATTGGCCAATTTGCCGCACATAATAGTTGTTTAATGACCATTAAATCCGAAATAAACCCAGAAGGTAACGCCCACGACCAAATCCAAGCGAATATATACGAAGACATTTGCAACGGATTACACGAACATATAGCAGAAATGGAGAAAGATAATGAATAAACACGATATAGATAAATTAGTAAGATGGTCAGTAGATAGCGATTTAAAGAAATTTGCAGAAGATGCATATGGAGTAACAGGAACCGATTTTGATGTTGCATCTAATGGAGAATA